CCGATGGCCGCTTAAAAAACTAATTGATAAAAGTCAAATCCAAATAGGCTCTCCGGAGCCTATTTTTTTCAGTAAATAACAGTATGGCAAAATCACTAGACGGTAATTTAATTAAGAAGGCACATGCGCCTCAACGATATACTCTTGAAGAAGTCAAACATCTTGAAGCCTGTATGGATCCTATCACTGGCCCACTGTATTTTTGTAAAAATTTCCTCAAGATACAACATCCGGTTAGAGGAAGTATACCGTTTGCACCCTATGACTATCAAGAAAGACTGATAGATGCCTACCATAACAACAAACAGTGTATTGCCATGTTGCCTCGTCAAATGGGTAAGACTACCTGTGCCACAGGATACTTGTTGTGGTATACACAGTTTGTGCCAGAAGCACAGGTACTTATTGCTGCTCACAAGTATGAAGGTGCGCAGGATATTATGAATCGTTATCGATTTGGCTATGAGAACTTGCCAGACTTTATTCGTGCTGGTGTGTATTCATATAATAGAAACACTATCGAATACGACAACGGTGCTAGAATACAGGCAGTAACTACTACAGAAAATACCGGTCGTGGTAAATCTCTTTCATTGATCTATTGTGATGAGTTCGCATTCGTACAGCCTCCAGAGAAGGCCAAAGAGTTCTGGACTGCGCTATCGCCAACACTATCCACAGGCGGTAAATGTATTATTACATCAACGCCAAACTCAGACGAAGATCAGTTCGCCTTAATCTGGACAGAAGCCAATAAGAAGTTTGACGAGCATGGAAATGAACAGAAATTAGGAACTAATGGATTTCATAGTTTCTTTGCACATTGGGCAGAACATCCGGATCGTGATGAAAAGTGGGCACAAACAGAACGTGCTAAAATTGGCGAGGAACGTTTCCGTCGTGAATTTGATTGTGAATTCTTGATCTTTGATGAAACCCTAATCAACGCAGTACGTCTTGCAGAAATGAAAGGAGTTGATCCTATCATGACCATGGGACAAACACGCTTTTATAAAGACATCGACCCAAGGTCCACTTACCTAGTTTCTTTAGACCCGTCATTGGGCACAGGTGGAGATTACGGAGCTATACAGGTTTTTGAAATGCCTAGCATGGAACAGGTAGCAGAATGGCGACATAATTTAACTCCTATTCAAGCACAGGTTAAACATCTAAGAGAAATTTGCAAATACATTCAGGACCGAGGACAAGAGAAGGGCAGTATTCCGCAGCTCTATTACAGTGTCGAAAACAATACACTAGGTGAAGCAGCTCTAATTGTTATTAATAACTTAGGTGAAGAGAATTTTCCAGGTTTATTCCTTTCTGAGCCAATTCGTAAGGGTCATGTACGTAAATTTAGAAAAGGATTTAATACAACACACAAGACAAAAATCACTGCTTGTAGCCAGGTTAAACACATGTTAGAAACAGGAAAAATGAAGATTTATTCAAAACCTCTAATATCTGAGCTTAAAACGTTTGTGGCACATGGAGTAGGATTTGGCGCTAAAACAGGCGAACACGACGACCTAGTAAGTGCCATGCTATTAGTAATACGTATGGCCGGCGTACTATCAGATTGGGATCCTAAAATTTACGAAAAAATGACAGAAAAATTAAGCGAAGATCAAATGCCAATGCCGATATTTGTGTCTAGCGGTTTTTGATAAATATAACTATGGACGCAACAAACAATATAGCTACCGATTTATTCTATAAAATTAGAAGCCGCTTCAAAGGCCTAAAATTAGGCGATTCGGGCGGCGCTATCACTATCAATCCCGAAGATGCACGATTTTTCGACTTTGATTATATGGAAGGTGAAACAGCCATTGGGCATGTTAGTATTAGCCTAGCAGAACAGAATTCATTGAAAGTCTATTTCTCTACGGGAATTACAGAGTCAATGGACGGCAATCAAAAAACAAATTGGTATGGATTTCTAAAAGAATTAAGGCAGTTTGCCAAGCGTAGACTAATGGCATTTGATACTAGGGATATTTCTAAAGATAACCTGGATCAAAGAGATTACGAATTTTTAAGTCAACACAATCAACCTAAAGATCAACAAAATACAGTGGTCAAACCTGTTGGAGAAAGCATTATGAGTGAAAGCACACTATACGGATCAAAGACCGTTAGTTATCAAAAGTTAATGGACACACGTCTAATTATCAAACACAGTCAAGCAGTTATGGATGATGCAGCACCTGGTGCTAGATCAAGAAACATTTCTGGACTGTTCGTCGAAAATCAAGACGGTGAACGTTTTAAGTATCCGTTCATTCACCTAGCAGGTGCAAGAGCAATGCAACGACATGTGGCCAACGGAGGTGTTCCCTACGATGATATCGGCAAAAGCATTGTTAACATGAGTGAAGAAATTGCACAATTAAAGAGCTTTGGCAACTATGTTGTTCGCAATGACCTAATGAATTCAGACACAAACAATGTTGTAGAACGATCAGCGGAGCAACTAAACAGATTGCGTGAGCAAATTAAGGCAATGAGCAAGCAGGGACATTACGAACAATATCGCGAATCATTCCAGGCACAAACACAAGAAGAAGTTCCACAAGAGTTTGTAGAAGAATTTACAGAAAAATTCACAGTTAAAAACTTCAAAGAAGATATTAAAAATGTGTTCCCGGTCTTATATAGACTGATGAAAGAAAGCGACATAGGCTATGACGACATAGTCGCAATGACAACTACAGCACAAGCAACCGACGAAGATGTTGAACTTGAAGAACACAACGAGTTTGATCGATTCGAATCTTGGGTTATGGGGTTAGGCGAAGACTCTGCTATTGCTAGTCAAGACCCAGAAGAACAACAGACAGCAAAACAAGAATTACAAGAACTAGTAGGACAGACATTTTCTGTAGGTGTCGATGGTTCAAATGCTATTGAAAGCCTAAAAGGCATCATTGAAGACCCTACATTATTCAAACAGATTAAAGAAGCAGCAAAATCAGATCCAGAAACAGATGCAAGAAGTCTAGTTAAAGATTGGCTAGAATCTAATGCACCAGAGGCTCTCGAAGGCTTAGACTTTGGCGACTTTCAACAAGAGGTACCTGCAGGTGAAGAATTACCGCAAGAAGCAGCAGACGGTCCTAACAAAAGTGATGTTCCAGCATATCTACGCAAACAAAAAGGCGGAGATGATTGGAAAATGAGCACCAAAGATGTTGAAGATGAAAAAACAAAATCACCAACTAGCTCAGCAGGCCTAGCAAGACGTAAACAAGAACTAGGTATGGGGGAAGCTGAACAAGATAAAGATCAATCTCCTCCTTGGGATACAGACGACGAAGAAAAATCACAATTTAAAAAACCCAATAATCCAAATCGCACAGGCCAAGACAGTGCTAGAGCATTAGCACAAAAAGGCATGCAGTCTAAAATGAATGTACAAGAGTTAGCAGAATTCATCAGTAGTTTTTATGATCGTAATTCAGGCACATTCCCTAAAGGCCCAGAAGGCGTTGTTATTATGGTAGGCAAGAAGTTTGGTGAACAAGCAGAACAAGTTGCTCGTAAAATGGTAGAAAGAATGGCACCACAACAACAAGATCCACAGATTGCAGAATTATCACGTATCCGTGAACTATCAGGGATGAGTGAAGCAAGTGCCGGATTTAAAGAAGGTGATAAAGTAATTTATATGGGCAAACACAATGCCACAGTTGTAGGACAAGACGGTACCGACTACTTTATTAAAATTGATGGTCAGCCAGGTTCAATGAAAGTAATAGGATCACAATTAGCAGCACCAGGAGCAAAACCAGCAGCAGCTCCATCACCATTTAAACGCGGTGATACGGTGATGTGGAATGGCGAAAAGGCAACATACATTCGTCCAGTTGACGGCCAAGCAGGCAATTCGTATATTACTAAAGCCAATGGTTCAGACGAGTTGGTTGTTGATAAAGATCTAACCAAAGAAGCTGTACAATCAGATGAAATTTCTAGATTGAAAGAGCTTTTACGTTTTTAAGATTGTTCGTAGCAGTTAGAGTCTAGTTAACTCTATTAGATCGGACACTTAGGTGTCCTTTCTTTTGGCTAAATCAATTGTCAACGAAATTGCCATCTAAAGCGTTATATATATACGCAGGGAACATTCTTTGCGTATAACCTAAAGGAAACTTTAAAATGAAATCAATCGCAATCGTAGTAGCATCGTTGTTTGCAACAGTGGCATTTGCTCAGGCACCTGCTGCTAAAAAAGAAGAAGCTAAACCTGCTGCTCCAGCGGCGGCTGCACCTGCTGCCAAAGCAGACGCAAAAAAGGACGAAAAGAAGCCTGTCAAAAGCGAGCCTGCAAAGAAAGAGCCAGCTAAGACAGAAGCTAAGCCAGCCGCTAAGTAATCGAGAACTTGAGGATAGTGATCTTGTTGTTGATGACGAGATCACATTCGGCCGTAATCTAAAGGCTCGTAATTTTGGTAAACTCATCGAAGACGATGAACTATCGGATTATGTAAAGTTTAGATTATGGCTAGCAAGACAAAGAGCAATGGCAGCATATAGAGAAAAGTGGGCTTGACCCGCTTTTCTTTTTGGTGAAATAAAATCAAAAAAATAGCAGATAATCATTGACCTTGCTAAATAAAAAGCGCATAATAAAACATGTGCATAAGGCATATAAACATTTTAGGCATAACACAAGGAGGCATATAAAATGGCTACATTAGCAGAAATCCGTGCGAAACTTCAAGAAGCACAATCAAAGTCCACAGGACAATCCACCGGCGGTGGAGACAACGCAATTTACCCACATTGGAACATGCAAGAAGGCAAAGAAGCCGTAGTACGTTTCTTACCTGACGGTAATCCCAACAACACATTTTTCTGGGTAGAACGAGCAATGATCAAATTGCCGTTCGCAGGCATCAAAGGTGAAACAGACAGTCGTCCAGTTCAAGTGCAAGTACCTTGCGTTGAAATGTACAATGATGGTTCAGTATGTCCAATCCTTTCAGAAGTACGTGGTTGGTTCAAGGACAAGAGCCTTGAAGAAATGGGTCGTAAGTACTGGAAGAAGCGTTCATACATCTTCCAAGGTTTTGTAGTTGAAGATCCTTTGAAAGAAGATAAGACTCCAGAAAATCCAATTCGTAGATTTATTATCGGTCCACAGATTTATCAACTTATCCGCGGCGCTCTGATGGATCCAGAGTTGGAAGAATTGCCAACTGACTACCTCAAGGGTGTAGACTTCCGTATTGCCAAGACATCGAAAGGTGGCTTTGCCGACTACTCTAC